GATAACTCCAGGGGAGAGTTGAACGGCACCCGGGAAGGCCATGCTGAATTCAATCCACGACACGCGCTGCGGCACGGTATAACTCTCATCGATGGGCAGGTCGGCCGCGATGCTGGGATTCCCCGTCTCAAGCTGTGAAGTGATCCCGGCCCCGGTGCCGGCTGCAAAAAAGGCCGTGCCGACCTCGACCACGATCCGATCACCCTTCAGCACATTGACTGGCGTGATGGACGTTTCGGGTGGGAAGAAGTGATTAATGGTCCCGACCGCGGAGTACTCGCTCTCCAGCGCCGAAGGAAGATGGACCAGCACTGCAGGGGCACGGAAGGTGTTCGTAGCGGAGTTCCAGATGCGGATCACCACCGCCCGCATCGCATCGTTCGCCGCGTTCTGCTCCACACACATCATCTGCCCGCGCACCGTCCCGGACAGCGTAAAGGCCTGTGGCAAAGGATCGCTCACGTACACCCGATGCAGCCCATACTTCGGCGACCCAGCAGTGCTTTTCTGTATGGTCATGTTGGAGAAGGCGTTGCCGGGATGCCCCTGCTTCAGTGAGACACGAAGCGCCCCGTTGAGATCATGCCACCCGGAATGATAGGCGGGCGTGGCTGGGTTCGACGTGCCGCCATTCCAATAGTTGTTGTCGTCGTAGTAAAAGCGCTGGGGCATAGCAGGTCCTGGCGGAGGAGGAGGCGGCGGGGGAGCCGCCGGCCAAAGCAGCGACGACAGCTTCCCGACGCCCATAGTGAGTTAGACCGGAACTTCTTCCCAGGTCAGCGCACACCCCAGGACGTAGGTCGTCCCGGCACCCGCTGGGCAAATCGCGACAAGCGATCCGGGCTGGACGATGATGCTCCCGCTCAGCTCGTCCTGGTAAATCGCCGGCTGCGCGGCTGCGATGGCTCCAGGCGTACCGACCTGCGAGAAAAATGCGGGACGGACTGTCAGAAGCGCAGAACTTCCAGTCAGGGCCGAGTTCGAAAACCCTCGGGCCACTGAACCCTGCGCAATGCCGGAAAGATTGCTCGTAGGCTGCGCACCCACGGCAGTGACCAGCGCCGTCGGTCCAAGGCTGTACGCCATCGGTCCGGCCGCAGGAGTGCCACTGACGTTGAAGGCATAGGCAAAAAGAAGCTCCAGGTTCTTCCCGCTCCCGCTCGGGTTATAGACGGCCAGCAAAGGTGTCGCACCAGCGGCCAGCGGGCTGACCATCCCGGCCGCGGCGGTCACCCCGGCGAGCGCGGTCGCGAACGAGTAAACGTTCCCCCGCCGAACGATCTCCCCGTACCGCCCGTGGGCCTGCGTGATGACCTGCGCGAGCGTTCGATCGAGCCGTACCGGTTCCTGAACCCCGTCGGCCCCTACGACCACACCGACCCTTCCCTCTGAGATCATTGTTCGCTCCCTCCTTCCCATCGTTCGTTCATGGTCTTCAGCTCGATGAGTATTTCTTCGAGCAGCCTGCGCATCGCCGTCGATTCCGAACCATCGGCCGAGGCGACTGTAACTGGAATCGGATCAGAGGAAGCGAGCGTGACGGGAAGCGGGTTGGCGACAATAGGTCGCGTGACCAGCCCGTACTCGGTCCCGACTGGCGCCGAATTGACAACCCGGGACACTTCCAGAGGGTTCGCGCCGGCAATCTCCGTCCGTTCCCGGAAGACGGTATTCCCTCCGACCGTGAGCTCTTCCCCGTCAATTTTGGCCGTCGGGCTTCCTGGTTCCTGAACGTCTAAAAACTGATCGCTCACGTAGTATTTCTCCTGCGGGTCCGGTTCTCGACGCGCTCAATCTTAATGCGCCGGCGTTCCATTTCCAGCATCGCCTGGCGCGGAGTGAAATACGCACCATTGAAAGTCATCGACCCGATGTGGGTCCCTCGGTCGATTTTGGTGTTCTGGTGGATGACCGATCCGGGTGCCTGGCTCTGACCGAACTGACCCGCTCCTTCTCCGAATCCACGCGCTGCAGAATTCGTGGCGATGTTGGCCGCGTCCGCAGCCCACTTGCGGCCAAAGTTACGGAACGCCCCGGCCAGGATCGCGTCGTTTTGAGGATCATCGAAGCCGGCGGGCTGCGCATTCTCGATGGACTGGATGTTCTTCAACCCAGTGGCCACGGCCAGGGCGACATACGCCAGAGAAACAGGGGGGCCCGGGGGATTCTTGAGCGCGGCATTCGCCGCTGCATAGGTATCCACCAGGGCCTGCGCCACCGCCACCGCTTTGTTTTTTCCAAAGATGGTTCCGACCGTGGCGATACCAGCCTGGGCAATTTGAATATCCTGCGCGGCGAGGGCTTCCTTCTCGGCCTGCGCTTCTTTCTTGGCCTGCCGTTCCATTTCCAGGTTAGCGATGACCTCGCGGGCCTCCTCCTTGTTTTTCTTCAGCCCGTCCGAAATCATCTTCTCCTGGTCGGTCGCCCATCGCTTTTCCTCAACGCGGATCCTCTGTAGTACTCGTGCGTGGCTGAGTGCGCGAAGCTCGTCCAGCTGGTGAAGGGTGGCTTCGGCCTTCTGTGCCGCCTTGATCTGCTCGGCCAGCACAACGGCTTCCTGTTTCGCGATGGCCTCCTCTTTCGCAGCCACCGTCTCAGCTGACTCCACCGCAAGGCTGGCGCTCTCCTGAGCGATGCGGCCTTCCAGGGCGGCCCGGAATTCGGCAACCTTTTTCGCATGCTCCGCGGTCTTATCGGCAGCGTCCTTCGACTTCTTGGCCTCCTCTTCCAGCTTGGCGTTATACGCAGCGATGCTCGAAAACCCAGCATCGTGGGCTTTCTTCAACTGCTCCAGCTGACCACCGAGACGCTGCTGCTCCTGGCGTGCCTTCTCGGTCTTTTGAAACATCAGGTCTTCGACCGAGACGTACTCCTTGCCCCTGATGTAGAAATCGATCATTCCCTTGGCCAGAAGCTTCGTGGCGCCCCAGAGGGAATCCGTACTCTTGATCAGCTTTTCCTGGGCATCAATCTGTTTCTGGATGGAATCCTCGGCACGCTTCCGCTCCTCGACCTGGACCTCTTTCAGCACGCCCAGGTATTCGCGCTGTGACTTCGTAAGGGGTACACCCTTGTCGATGAGCTTCTGGTAGCTCTCGACCAGCGTATCCGTGCTCTCTTTCACGTCCGTGGTTGAATCGGATGCGTCGTCGCTCTGTGAGGCAAGGGCCGCGAGCAGCGGGATCAACAGCGACAGTCCGAGTGTCGCGCCGGCCAGGGCGCTGCCGGTCAGCTTACCCGCGGCTGCGAGGGATTCAAGAGCCGTGGTTGACACTCGCGTCAGCGGGCCGAGGCCTTCCTGCACCCCCGCGTTGCGCAGCATCTCACGCGACAGGAGATCAAAGGCCGTGTTGGGAAGTTTCTTTCCCAGCTTCTCGAAGTGCTCACTGGACCCCGTCGCTTTCTTTCCGGCCCGGTCGACAGAGTTGGCCGCATTCTCGGCCCGGTCCTTGAGGTCATCGAACCCCTTACCGTCCAGCTGCGTCTCGATAACCGTCTTGAGATTCAGGTCGGGCATCCTAGTGCTCCACTCCCTGCTTCGGAATCGGGGCAAATTCCACCCCGGGCTGGTCGGCAAGTTCCGGCGTCAACCCCAGGGACAGCAGCAGCTCGCGCAAGTGCTGGCGCTCTGCACCCTTCACGCGCGATTCCATGACCTCGGTCATCGTGAGAAAGGCCTCGTAGGGCCATTCCATCACCTTCATCGGATCCAGCTTGTAGCGTTCGCACACCAGGTCAATGACCGATAGCAGGGCTGGGATTTCGGGAACGCCGGGCGCCGCCTCCTCCATCGACTCGGCCAGGTCAGCCTGAATCGACTCGCCCGCCTTCGAAAATGCCAGGGAGGCCCAGATGCGCTCCACGTTATTCATGAGCGCCACCTGGCCGGTGATGCGCTGGGCAAGCTCGAGAGTCAACTGCTTACGAAGAAAGTCCGCATCATAGGGCACCAGCAGGAGGGCAAGAAAATCCGCGAGCTCGTCATTCTCCACCGACCGCATTAGGTCTTCCACGTCTCGCTTCTCGGAGCGAGCAAAGGAATCGAGCTGCTCCGAGAAGCGGACAAGGATCTGCAACACCGTGCGCAGCCGAATGCGCCGCAGCACGAACGAGCGGCCCCCGATGGTGAGCGGCAGCTCGCGGTCAACAAGATCAAGAACCCGCACGCGATCTCCGAGGGTCTAGGTATCGACCTGCTTGAAAAGAGTATCCGCGCCGGACCCGGAATCCTCATAGAGGGCTTCGACCGTCACGATGTACACCTGGGCACCATCCTTCTTGAGCGGGATGGCTTCGATGCCGGTGATGATAGAGCGCCAGAACGTCCACGCCCGGAATCCCGTGCTCGGGGTCCCGGTCGTGCCCTTGACCGACTCCAGCTTGATCTGGAGGTACATCTCGTCGGCATCGGCATCGATCAGCCCCACGCTCGCCGGCGGAGTGCCCGTGAAGTTCGCGGCCGGGTTCATGGTGGACAGGCGCATCTTATCCGCATCGGCCTCGGCCATCGGGATCTTGATCTCGACCCCGCGCGCCGTCGGCCAGGCCTTGATGGGCGCCAGATGTTCCTGCACGTCCATGCGGTGAAACTCGACCTTGGGCTGGATGGTGACCGGTCCGGCAATGTAGCCCATGTCGACCAGGGTGCCCGCCCCCTTCGCCGTGACCCATGGGCCGACGAACACTGCTGCCGGGCCGCGGACCACCTTCGCATTTGTTACCGTTCGCGCCGTCGCCATTGGCTTGACTCCTATTCACCGGACCTCGTGGCCGGGTAATGAAAGGGGTATCAGTCCCCCGTGGGGTGTTTCGCCGCCTGCGGGGCGGCCCCGACTTTTTCCATCGTGATCAGTCCAGCATCCGCAGCTGACTGAATGCGCTCCGGGTGCTCGATGCTCTCCGCGATCAGCACCTCTCCTCGGATAATCCGTGTGACCTTTATCCCACCGACAACCACTTCCGTCACACCCAGGTTCACATGGGCACCCACGGGAATCTTGTCGGTGCCCATCAGCTTGTAGCGGTCCATGCGGTCCTCCTTCATGGGTTCAGTCCGTCGATGACGACAGCGTACTCGAATCGGACCTCGATGAAGATCCCGCTGCTATCCCAGGCGGCTCCATGGTCCGATGAGAGAATTTTCGACTCAGTGATATGTCCCGACTGGCCCCGCAGGGTCTGGAAGCACGGATCCACCATCAGGGCCTTCGTGACGTCCGCAATAAACGCCTCCGCTCGGGTGGAAGCCAGATCATCCTCGGCATTCTCGGACCCCCGGCGAATGTAGCCGATGATGGTCGCCGGCACCGTGACTTCGTACCCCGTATCGTCCAGCCAGACATACTGCGCGTCGGCTCCTGGCGTGCGACCCAGGGCCAGGGAAGGCGTTGCCAGGGACGACAGGCTTTCCATCAGCATCGGCTCGAACGTCCGGTACACTTTCTTGACGTCGTGGCGGTAGCCGTTCTCGACGGTGATGCCCTCCAGCACGTTCTGGATGGCCCGTAAAGAGAGTTCAAGCGCCCCCTCGTTGGCCATTACCCGTTCAGCCCCCGCTCAATAGCAGCCCGCCAGCGCGCTTCGATAAACCCCACGTTCGACTCCACCGCCGGGCCCAAGTAAGGGCGTCCGGGGATCCGGCTGCCGGGATGCTTCACCAGCTTGGCGAAGACGAACATCCCCTTATTGCGATTCGATACCTTTCCCGATTTCTGAAGGAGCAAGGGTCCCTGCATCGACCGGCTCGCCCAGCGCAGCATTTTCTTGTAGCGTGGCCGGATCTCATGGGCCGGCGTCATCCCTCCACGCTCCTGAATCCTCCCGTAGGCGACCACACCCAGCACGCCGACAATCGAACGCACCGCGGCCGGAGCCGATTCCACGAAAGAGGTAATGGCCCGAGACAGCCGATGCGTGCGAATCCTCGGGGGCATCCGGGTATCCGTGCTCGGGGCAATGGGCCGGGCATCGAGATTCCGTTTGGCATCCCCGGCAACCTTGAACCCGATTTCCGTGGCCGCCTGGATGAGCTCGCGCATGATGGCACTGCGGCGTTTCTCCACCTGGTCCAGCAGCTCCCCCTTTCCCTGGAGGGTCATCCGGATGGCAAGAAGGCTATTCGCCATGAATGGGCACCGCGTAGCGCTGCACGATGGCCTTATACAGCGGAGGAATGTCGTCCCAGAACTCCGTACTGCCTTGCTGCCCTGACCGGCGCTTCACCGCGTACTGATTGCGGTCGCTCTCCTGCCACACCAGGGCGGCGACGAACTTCACCAGAAGGCGCAGATCCCTCGGTGCTAACCCGAGCAAATAGCCGCCGGTGTAGGAGAAATTCACATTGTTCTCGCCAATCAGCCAGGTGGTTTTGGCTCCACCGGCCATACGAGAGAACACTCCCCGCGTCGGCTCAAAAACTACATTCGCTGAGGAGGAGTATCCCGCCGCCACCACCAGCGCCGCTCCATTCTCGGTCACCACTGGCAGCGGCGAGATCGCAACGGGAAGATGTCGGGCCCAGAGATGCGGCCGGTCGGTCCCGGAATGATACTCGTCCGTGTACGCTCGCTGATCGAAGTTGTCGGAGCACTGGCCGCGGACCATGTCCTCCGCCGACAGGATGGCATCGGTCAAGAGACTGTCCTTCTCGCCGCCCGACTTCTTGACGTCGTTCCCGAGGTAGTCTTTGAACTCCTCGAGCTGTACGATCAGCCCGTCAGCCACCTAGCTAGCCTCCGCAGGGAAGATACCCGAGTGCGCCAAGGGCCTTCGCCACACTTCGGGGCACCAGCTCCGTGACTCCGTCTTTCACATGCACCGGGCGGATCTTTCCGGCAACCGTCACGTGAACCGTACCCGTGGGTGCCCCCGCGGCACACTTACAGCGCACTGGCTCGTCTTCGGCAGCTGCTGCCAGATCCTTATCCTTCCCGACGTCCTTATCGACTTTGGGCATACTCACTCCCCCTGAAATGGGGAGCGGCCCTTGCGAGCCGCCCCCCGGAAAATCTGGTCCTCCCGTCGTCAGCTCCTAGGACCAGATGTTGTAGAGCACTCCCATGCCGCCGCTAAAATACACGGCCAGCGCTCCATTGCACCGCTCGTCGAACGGGGTGATTGGGCCGTCCGCTCGGGTCGGGTAGTAGTCGAAGCGGAGAAAGTCGTAGTTGCCGACCCACTCCAGCCCCATCGGCGTGGTATTCGCCATCGGGTACGGGATCTCCATCGGCAGAATGAACGCGGTGCCGGGGGGAATCCAGTCGTCGACCTCCACCGGGCAGCGGAAACCGCCGATGGCGTTGATGATCTCACCCACGCTCGCGCCCACGCTCATATTCACCCGCCCGTTGGCATCTGGGCTGGCGAAAATTTGCATCGAGTTGGAGAGGATGCCCTTGGCCGTGAGGCTGCGCTGCACCGCTCCACCGATCAGAAGGCGGAACTTCTTGAGCTTCGTCTTCTGGAAGATCGCTGCGAAGGCGTCCTGGAACTGAGTGACCTCGGGCACAGTCGCACTTCCGCCCAGGGCCGCGTTGACGTTCTTCACATACGCGCCCTGTGCTCCCGAGGAAACCAACAGCTGCGCAAGCAGGCCGTCGAAGTGACGGGCGTTCCCCGTCTCATCGGCCCCGGGAAGTTCGGCCGCGGTCCCGACGATGCCGGTGCCGGCGAGAGAGGTCAAGGTGACCTGGGTCTGTCCGACCACGCACTCGCACTTCAGGTTCGCCGATCCGGTCGTGGTTCCGACGAACACGGCATAGGCGACCGCGCCTGGAGTGGCGGGCCAGGTGATCTTGAGGGACTGGTTGGCCCCGGTAACCGCACCGCTATTGAACTCGGCCGAAATAACCCCGACCCCCTGACCTGATCCGGCCACGACCTGGAGGTTCGAATTCACTCCGCCGGCGGGCACCGCGCGACCCGCGAGGGCCGAGGCACCGTTGGCGTCGGTGAAGCCTGGAACATCCACGAAGATCCGGTTCGCGGCCATCCCCGTCAGCGGAACGATGCGCACGAAATAAGTCGTCGTGGATGGCTGCAACGAGCCGGCCGGAGAGGCCACGATCGCCACGGTGGCACCGGCCACACTCTGCGCGCCGATATCCGTGACGTTCCCGAACAGGTACGCCTGCCACATCAGCTTGATGGCGAGCAGCAACGTGTTCGTGGTTTCCTTCGCCAGCGCGGGATCGAAACCCTGCGATGCCTTGATGGATTCGAGATCCACCTGTCCGCCGATGGCGAAGGGTTTGAAGTTCACCGCACGGGGAGTCACCAGGTTTCCGGTGGTGCTGAACTGCGCACCGGACCCGGGCTGTCCGGCCGTGATGATGGCGCCGGCGTTGGTCAGGTTGAACGGATCCGGGCTGGAAATCGCCAGGATGTCCTTCCAGTTGTGACTGTTCGCATCGTTGATCACCTTGCGTGGGATCAGCCCATAGCTGGCCGCGGCCAGTGGAACGAGCTGCTTCGCAGGTTCCGCGAGCGAATATCCGTACAGCCCTGTCGTGACGTCGAGGGCTTTCTGCAATTTCCCGGCCTGCGCCAACGCCAGGAGATCACCGGACACCTTATTGATGGTATCGGAGGTGAGCGCCTGCATGAATTCTTCGCGAGTCATTGCTTTCGATTCTCCTGTTCCCCGGATCTCCGCTATCGAGTCGGAGCGTACGGGGGCACGGTTCGTTCGGCTGCCATCATGACCAGCATCTGCTTCCGCGCTGGATCTTTCTCGCCGGCAGCCAATTTTTGCAGCGCCTCTGCCTCATCGATATTGGCGATCACTTCTCCGCCAGGACCGAGGGACTTATCGACCGGACGCGCTGCAGGACGTCCGACCGGCGCGGGCAGTTTCTCGATTTTCAACAACCGCTCACCGATGGACTTGATCTGGCCCGGCAGCTTCGCAATGCCATCCTTCACGGTGGCAAGCTCACTGCCCTGGACCTTCACCTGGTCCCCGATCTTGGTCACGGCGTCGAGCACCTTCTGAAGCTGCTCGGCATTTCCATTGGGGATCGCAGCCGTAATCGGCTGAGCAACGATGCCTTTGCTGGCATCTTCCTCCTCCTTCGGCTTCGGCTCGTCCCCAGTATCTTTACTCTCGCCGCCCTCTCCCACGTCCTCCTTCGGCTTCGGCTCATCGCCTCCGTCGTCGGCGGGACACTGCCCATCAGGGCACTCCGCCCCCAGAGCGGATGAGGCCTTCACGAGCGCGTGACCCATCTGGTGGATCGCGGTCATGTTGTCCTTCACTTCCGGCTCTGAGGCGAGTTTCTGGATCGCGGTCGGCGAGAGGTACTTGGCCAGTCCGGCCAGGTCGTCGCACAACTTCACGGCGGCGATGGCTGGCTCGGGCGCCTTGTACGACCGCACCTGCTGCTCGAACTCCGTCTCGATGAGCGCGATCAGTGCGGTCACGATGGCGCCGGCGGCCTGGATGTCCGCGGTCTGCTGGGCCGGATCGGCACCCATCACCACCGCCTCAAAATCCTCCGCGTCCATGAAGCTCTGCATGTCGCGCAGGGCACAGAGAAGCGGGTACAGACTACCCGACTCGGAATACTTCTTGAGAGACGGTGTGAGCGCGTGCACGATGGGGCCGAAGCGTTTCGCGAGCTCCGGGGTGAGGGACCGCGCTGCGGACGCGGCCCCCTCACCTGGTGTCTGGGGAGTTTCCGAAGCCGCAGGCGCCGGTTCCCCTCTACCCGCTGTTGTTGGGTTTATGGCTGCCTTGTTCTTGGCGAGCTCCTCGCCTTGCTCTCGGGCGATCTCCGCGGGTGACTTCCGGTCTTTCGGATCGGCAAAGGGATCCAGCCCGGTCATGACCACCTTCGGGGGCTTCGGCGACGGCTCCTCGGTCTTTTGGAGTGGAGCTCCGTCGGGAGCCGTACTTGCCTCAGCCACACCAGCACGCTTGACCAGGGTATAGACGGCACTGTTGCAGGCGGGAGTGTCTACCAGAGACAGCTCGTCCAGCTTGTACTTCATCGCCCAGGGAACCTGCTTCCCTTCCCAGTCCTGGGACTTCCACTCGACCTCGCCTCCACCAATACTGATGCCGGTGTACTCGCCGTTCTTCACCTTCCGGCCCTGCTCCTTATCGGTCACCAGAAGCGACACCGGGATGCACTTGTTCACGTCGTCGCAGCTGTAATCCAGCATCTTGCCGGCGACCAGGGGTTGATGCATCACCCGCAACGTGCCCTTGCTCGGGTCCTGTCCGGCGTTCGTGGTGGTTTTCTCAAACCACTCCGCGAAGTCTTTAAATGCGACCTTGCTGGCCTCGTACGACACGACCTCGCCATGACGGTCCAGCTCCTCCTTGGTCGCGATGGCCCACACCCGGACACCTTCCGGCTCCTCCGCGACCTTCTCGAACGGAACGAACTTTTTGAAATGCTTCATCGACATGAACTCCCTACGATTTAATGATCGCGTTGACGCCAAACGTTTCAGACGGGGTGGTTCCGGTCAGAAGCCAGCGCACTCGCACCTTACTGCCGAAATTCGAATATCGCGCAAGGGCCTTGAGATCCGTCGAGGTCAGGGTCGTCTCCGTTACCAGGTTGCGCTTGTCCTTGGTGGCAGTCACGTCCGCCGCGGCACCCGTAGTCGTTACCAGAGAATCGGCACACAACTCCGACCAGGTAGAGCCACCGTCATCGCTGGTTTCCACGAAAACAGAAAAGGCTGTGATGGTGCCGCTGGCCGTGGTGCGATGGAGAAATACTAGCAGCTCCTCAGCGCCCGACACGTCCATCGTCGCGCCGTTGGCGGATCCCGTCTGCGCGCCGGGAGCCAGGAGGATAATCGGAGTGCTCTGCATCGTGATCCCGCCTTCTCAGGGTTGTTTCGGCAGCCTGCGGAGGCTACCGTCTTTCCAGACCATATACGAGCGATCGCTCATCTGCACACGGTCGAACCGGCGCCGCCCGATGGGGGTCATCGGACACACCTCGTCAACAATCCTGGCAAGAGTCGTCGCTATGATTGCCTCAGACGCCAACGCATCGAGCTCGGCTTTCTGCTCGGCGGTCAACTCCGGCTCCAGTGACATGCGAGCAAACAGGTCTACGCCCACGCGATCACGTCCGGTCCTTTCTCGCGGTCAAAGCGGACCTCATAGACGGAATAGGGACCCACCAATGGAGAGCTCTGGACGAGGCATGGGCCGATCTGAAACCTTCTCATCCCCGGAAACACTCCGAGCTTGCGGACTTCGGGCGTGGCCACCAGCTGTTCGTATACGCGCACGCCCATGATGATCATGTTGGGTTCGATTCCCTGAAAGGCCTTAAACTGGGCCGCGAGGGTTTGCAGCGTCGCCAGCGTCACCTCGCTCATGCTTCCCTCACATTGGGGATTCCATCCCGCACGCAAAAGGGATGGCCGACCGGGAAGTCCTGCCACTTGGCAATCGACCACACTTCCCCGTTAACCCCTTCCTCCTCGTCATCGTGGCCCGACTCCAGACACCCGGGTCCGTCAAGGATGGTCACCGTATTGATCCCCGCGCCGGAATAGGTTTCCGCGGCCCCCTGATTCAGTGCGACGGCGACCTCGGTCCTGGCGATGCGCTCGGCCCGGTAACCCCAGCCCGTCTCCTCCTGAATGGCATCGCGCAGCTCGCTCTCGGTGACGCCCTCCTCCAGCGCCCGGGTAATCGCATCCTTCAAATCCCGGCGAAGTGTTTCAGTGATGGCAACGTCGGGGTTCGGGGAATCGATAAAGGTTCCATCGGACAGCTTGCGCTTTCCCACCAGCTCGGCCGCACGGCGCTCGGCATAATCCGTAGCGTTCTCCTCCGTCAGGCCGAAGGCAATCTCGATACCCGATTGGTCCGCCGCCAGAACTTCCCCATCCAGGTACGTCTCGGCCAGCGGCTCCCTCAGTGATTCCATCAGCAAATCGATCTGCATCGCGTCGTCCAGGTCGTCAGCCTTCTGTAAGTCAGTGAACATCTTCACGGCGACTTCGACCACGGCGGGAGTGATCTTCTTGAAGTGCTCCTTCACCACGGCCCTCAAAACCTTCTCGTGGCGCAGGCGGCGGCGAATGGCGACCAGGGGGCGACGCGCCTTCACCATCGCACCAAAGATCCAGTCCAGTCGGGGCTTCACTCCCGGATGGGCCAGGGCGTCCTCGAGGGCCAACGTCACCGCGTAGTGAAGTGCCGGGGGAATGGCATCGCTCTTAAACGCCAGCACCTTCTGCAGGCGCTCGGGCGTCCGCTTTCTCCAGTCTGGCTCGCCCGTAGCTGCCTTATGAGCCACTTTCCGCCATCGACGCAGGTCATCCATCATGCCCTTTTCCGTCGCCGCGGGGATCTGGGGCACATCTTTCAGTGCGGCCGCTGCCGCTGCACTATCGACGGACGGTCCCGCCGCCGGGATCGGGGGGACTGCGGACAGTACACGCCGGGCCACGGCCGCCCCGCCTTCCGTCGGCGCTCCTCCTCCACCAGCGATGAAGTCAGCCAGAGGCACAGGACCGGACGGAGTGTCTACGGTGGGCACGTCGCCCCCCTCGATGGGTTCAAGCCCCTCCTCGTTCAGCACGTGGTTCCTGGTGTAAACCCCATGCCCAATAAACGCGATGGCCTTCGCCGTCCAGGCCGTCTCGTCTCGGTGCTTGTCTTCCACGTAAATGAACTTGACGCCGTCGATGCGCAGGTACTCCCGCAGCTCGCGAGAGAGCATTTTGCGCACCTTGTGCATCCAGTAATGGTGCCCACTCTGCGACGAAGACGTGTCGGCCTGCTCAGCGGTCGCGCGGTTCATCATCGACACCAGGGGTTGAGGGCTGGTGTGGTAAGCCATCGCAATCGTGCGGGCAAGGAATTCATTCAGGCCGTTCGGCTCTTGCTCCGTTCCATGGGGGAGCTCAAGGCCGGTACCTTCTCCTCCGGGCATCATGCGCAACTTCCGGCGCTGACCGCTCTCTCCTGAGAGCAGCTTCTCCAGCTTCTCCTGAAAGTCAAAAATCTGGGCCGCGGTCCACGCGTCGGGGCACTTCCAAAAGGCATCGGGGATATTGCCATCGGTGAAATAGGCCAGATGGTGCAGCTGCCGGCGAAGGGTGAGGTTCACGGTGATCAGCACGCGCTCCAACGGCGACTGACCGTAACCGTTATATGTGCGGGGCGAAAAGGGCGAGTACACCAGCTCGGTAGGATCCGTCTCCTCACCTTCCATGACGGGCAGGTAAGGGCGGCTGAATTCCGTCTCGGGAACCCCCGCGATGATCTGCTGGTAGGCGACCTCGGGCGGCTCCGGGGGGATCCCGTGCCAGTCCAGTATGGGCTTAATGGTGGCGCCATCGATGGCCATCAGGGAATGCGGTTCACCGGTCACCGTTCGCCGGCGATAAAAACACAGCGCATCGATATCCAGGGCGTCCAGCAAAAGCGTGTGCAGCCAGCCCTCGAAGCTGTGGACACGATCCGGATACGCGAGAAAGTTTTTGGCGAAGTCGCACTCCTCCTTCATTCCCTTCGCGCGTTGCTCCTTCGGATCCTCGGGTACGACGTCCCATTCCAGACCGAGAATGGCATCGATGACTTCCTGACGGGCAATCTGAACCAGGTCGGACGTGGCCGCAAGATTCCTGAGCAGCGCGAACGGCGTCAGCTGCCGGTACTCGGATCGGGGAACATAATTGAGGTTGTACCCGGACTGAATATAGAACTGCCGCGGATCCTCACCGCGGGGAAGCCACGGATACAAGGGCACGCCCGGGTTGATGGGTCGGCCCTCGAACACTTCCATGTCCCGCGTCGCCGTCACCCTTCCCTGAGCGTCGAGAAGCACGCGGCGTTTGTCAACGACAGCGAGAGCTTGGGATTGATCGATGGGGGTCCGGGCGTATGCCGTATCGGGATCGCGCTCCACGTCATGCCCTCACGGCGCAAGTGTTGGGGGCAGTCGCCGGATTCGAACCGGATTTCAGGCTTATGAGGCCTGCGTGATCCCATTCACTTCCCTGCCCCAAGGGAAAGGACCTACAGTTTTTGGACTGTACGACCCCTTGGGGATCCATGTCAAGATGGCTGAGGGTTGTTCCTTTCGATTTCCTCTTGCAGCAGGCGCAGGAAGGCTTCCGCACCACTACTCGCGGACCCCACAGCGATGAGCAAAGCGGACACCCGATCCCCGTGGCCATCCTTCTTCGACGGCGAGACGAACGTCCAGGTGCCGGTGCTGGGGACCTGGTGGCTCTTGAAGACCATCATCTCGCTGCGCAGGCCCGGATCTCGGCACAGCTTCAACTTCCCGCCTCCTCCGTCCCGATTCACGGTGAGCGCCGCGGTGCGCTTGTTTCGATTATCCGTCCACCACTTCTGCACTTTGTCGTACAGGGCCTGCACGTGATCAAAGACCGGGCCGCCGGGTCCATTCGTCTCGATGATGGCAGGCGCGTGATTGAAGCGCAGCGACTCGGCAGCGATGAAGGCTTCGATCTTCGGATAAGGTTCTCCGCGGATCCCCGCGACCCAGTGCACCGCCCAGCACTTCAGGCACAGCGGCACGCCCCGCGTCCATCCGCTCTGCTGTCCAATATCCCACGCCATGATGTAGGGGTGATCCTTGTGCGGCTCCTGGTCCACGTCCAATACCATCGCCTTATCGACCCACTCCGCGAATAGCGCCCCGGGAGGCGTTGGGAATTCTCCCTCGTACTGCTGGGCGAATTCGAAGCCCGAAAGATCCTTGCGCTCGCTCTCGATAAAGGCTAGGTACAGCTCGGCGCCGTCGGGATTGAGCAGCTCGGGAGGCGTGGGTCCGTCCGGGTGCTCTCCCTTTAGGCCAAGATAACGGTCGCGCCACGTCCATCGGATGAAGCCGATGCGGCCGGCGTTCGCTTCGTCCTGTGCCTGCTGACAGAGGTTCCAAAACTCTCCCAGCACGGGGCCGGGGTTCCCGATGTAGCGGATCGGTCCCAGCGTGGCGCTGCGCCGGGTGGAGAGAATGGCACGCGAAGCGGAATCGAGAAGCCCGGCTTCATCCACGACCATCGCATCGACGGTGCGGCCGCGAAGGTTCTCCCGCTTCTCCCAGCTCCGACACTCCACCCGCGATCCGTTGCGCAGATAAATGCGCATCTTGCTTTCAACGGCACGCGCGATGAACCCGGGCCCACCAGCGGCCATCGCCTTCTCGTTGAGCTCCACCAGGGCGTTGTAACCCTCGCGGGCTTGCTCAAGAGTGGGGGCGACCCACCATCCGAGTTTGCGGGGATGAATCCAGAGCCAAGAGAGGAGCCAGCAGGCGCACGCGAAGGTCTTGCCGATCTGCGTGGCCGAGAGGACAACGAGCTCAAGCTCAGGTCTGTTTAGGAACCTTTCCTGGTACGGAAACAGAGGGGGGAGATACAGATCGGCCCTCGGCCGTGAAACATCGGTACTCGATGACTGAGGGTCCGCCTCCGATGGGGGGATCGAACTCGATGACTTCCTTCGGCTTCCCACCGATCCACTCCGCGAGGCGCACGAGGCACTCCGGGTGACCGGCAATGCCCTTGGTGTACAACGCCCAGCCCAACGCGATCACCGGGTCCTGAGGCGCATCAGCATTCTTCGCCAGCACGACCTTGATACCCTCCTTCAGCGCTTCACGGAACAGGAGGGTCTTATCGTTCAATCGGCCAGGGGGGCGGCCCGCTCCCACTCGCGCGCCACCGCTGTCCTTCTTCCCGAGCTTTTTCACTTCATTGCCTCCGACACGTATCGGCGAAGGCGCGGGTGTCTCACAGAAGGGGCCAACTGCTCCAGCTGCACCGCCCAGTCCAGACCGGAGGCCTCAGTCGCCCCGCGGGACTGCTTCGGCTTCAGCCGATTCCGAAACCTCGTCCAGTCCACCCAGTGCTGAGGGCGGCGGAAACGGCGGATCACCTGTACCACACCCGGCCAGGCGCGTTCAAGACTTCGGGCCATTCTCAAGCGCCCATCGCCAGCATACAGCACGTCAGTGTTCCCCCCACGCATGGCCATCGTGACCATCTTTTGCACCAGGAAGGCATTCAGCAAGACGGTGCACCATCCACCGGAGAGCACCTGCAGGCATAGATCCGTGTCCTCATTGTAGCGACCGCGCCAGCGATAGGGGATCCGGGAGAGGATGAGGATGCAGGAATACACATGGACGTTGAGGTAAAAGGGCGGCATCCCTCCCTTGCGCCCCGAATTGCGATGGGCGAAGGTGGAATAGTTCAGGCCCGCGAGGGCCACGTTCTCGCAGCGACTCGGGCCCGGGCTTCGCCAGCGATTCCAGCAGCTTCGAGAGTGCTGCGTTGTCGGTCTGGGCCAGGCGGCCGATCTCGTTATCTGCGGCCATGAGGAGCAGCGCACGGGGGTCCGTGGAATCCATGTCGAGGGTGATCACCGGGACTTCGTCCATACCGAGACGAGCCGCGGCCATCACCACGCCATGACCCACCAGAATCGTGCCGTCGCGTGAGGCCACCACGTTGCGATAGAACCCATGGGTGCGGATGCTCTCCTCCAGGTGGGCGAGCTGGTCAGGAGGGTGAATGCGGTAATTGCGCGGGTGGGATTTCAGGGAGGCCAGGGGCAAGAGCACTGGAGACGGCATGGGCACCGCCCGACGTGCTCCACTGCCCCTGCCTCCAGCCCCGCCCTGGCGGCTCATCCGTGACCGCCCGAGGGGGGATTCCAGCGGACGATACGGGCGCCACCCACGGGATCCAGTCCCGTCTTGGCGGCAAAGGCCCGGATATCCTCATCGTTGCGGAAGCTGATGATGAGCGGATAACCCTTCTCCTCGGGAGTCGCATCCTTGTCGCCGGCCCACTTACGGGCATCGGCTTCGGTCGCAAGCTCGGCCGATGGGCGCGTTGTCAGTGCCAGGTTGGCAAGGGTCACGGCATCGAACCCAGTACCCAGAAGGTTCGCCGGGTCCCCGAGGGAAACCTCCCGCAGCAGATCCGTCAACTGGCGGTCATCCGATTCGGCCATCCTGCCGACTTCATTGTCACCCACCAGCACCTTAACCGCTCGGTCCTCGTTCGGGTCCAGGTCCAGGGTCACCACGGGAACCCTATCGTGGCCCGCAGCCTTCGCCGCCTCCACGACGCCATGCCCGGCAAGAACGGTACCATCCCTTGCCGCGACCACGTTACGGTAAAGGCCGTGGCGCTCGATGCTTGCGACCAGGTGACGGAGCTCATCCGGGGGGTGCTTCCGGTAATTCTTGGCATGCGGCTTCAGCTGAGAGATGAGCATGGGGACGGCGACATGGGCCGTGGCTGGAGTTGAACGGCGTCCGGGTTTTCTTTGATTGTTTTTCATCGGATCCCCGGCGCGAAGGCTACGCTCGGCAGTGGGGTTCTGTCAATGCGATTCCATCACCACCAACAGCAGCGCAAGGGCATCCACCTCGTCCTCCCCCGCCCCCGCCGGCATGAGACGACGGGCACGCAAGGCGGCCGCGACCTCTGGTTTCTTGGCGTTCCCCTTTCCCGTCACTGCCTTCTTGATGTTGGAAGCATTGAGGCCATCTATCGGCAGCGAATGGACTTGCGCGACCATGAGGGTAATAGCTTCCATGCCGATGAGCACGACAGCGGCTCGGCGGCCAGGTGCACGGTGAAAGGGGATCTCGTAGACGATATGGGCGGCCTGGGTATCTCGGACCAAGCCGGTGAGCCAGGGATGAAAGGCGGCGAACACCCCTCCGGGGTGACCGGAGGGGACGGAACGGTAGTGCCAGGCACCGGAGATGATACGGCCTTCGAACGCACAGAGGGCCCAGCCCGTGGTAGAGCCGAAGTCCAGGGTAAGGACAGGGCGGTGAATCGGGCCCAGTCCTTTCATGAGACCCTTCCCGCATGGTTCTTCCTGATCGTGCGCTCCACCAGGCCATAGGCAGCTTCAATCTTGTCGGGCGGCACGCCCTTGGGATAGATTCTGGCAAAGAACTCTTGCTGATCCGAGGTGCATTGCTGGAGGAGCTGGGTGAGGGCGTCACGTTGAAACTTCTCGGTGAGCTCGCGCAGCATGGAACTCACGGGGCCGTCCAACACTCGGGCCATTGCTTCGATGGCTGGCCCATTTCGATATAGCACTTGGTGCAGGCGAAGTGGCCATTCTCCCGGTTGTAGGTTCCCTCCTCCTGGCGCACGTACTCCTCGGGGGTGATCCCAAGAGGCGCCGCGGCCTCGACATACTCCTCCAGCTCGTTCGGGGTCTTTTTGCAGCCGATGCAGTGCATCACTTCCCCCTCTTGTCGAGGGCCAGGGGGAACGCAATCCAGACAGACAGCTCGGGCAGGAAGGCCAAGCCCTCGCCTTCGTGCGCCTCGAACGGGCATTTACCCGCTGCGCCCGTCTGCCATTCCATCAGGTCCTTCAGCCGAAAGGCGGGGTTGGCGAGGACCATCCTCGCCTCCTTCGCGAGTTCTCTCTCCAGCGTTCTAATGCTCATGCGTCAGGGCCTCCATTCTCGTTCGCCGTCAACGGTCGGCGGGGCTTCGTTTTTGCAGTGACACTCCTTTGGGTCGCCGTGGACTTCCCGCCACAGGTGGCGCACGATCCCGTGACCGTGGTTATCCTCCTCGGCATCTTCCATTTGAAAATCATGGCGCACGGCCATCATGACGTCGGTACTCGCGACCTGGTTCCGGTGCGACACCGAAACGTGGTAATGGGGAACGATCAGCCCGGTGTGACCTTCGACCCATTCCACGGCAGAGAGCACCACCACGCCATCGTCGCTGACGAAGCGGGCCAGGCCGGCTCCGAGTGGGATGGCTCGGAAGGCCTGCGGCGTGGGTGTCCTCGTCCAGCTCCCCGTCACCGGAATTTTAGGTGTCTCGGTAGGCACGCTCTCTATACCTTCCGCGGAATCCATCCGCACTTGAGGCAGCGATTACTGTCCACGAACTTGTGATCACAGGTAAGGGCGTCGATCTGCTCATCGATAAACCTGTCCGCTTGAAGCGCTTCGGCGGGGGCTGGACCAAAGACAACGCGGCGGGGAAAGTAATATTTACAGCGGGGGCACGGGCGACCATCTCGCGCCCGCACCCCCTTCCACCCGCAGCTCCCACAACGGACCGCGGCCTTCGGGCGCCGGGTGTTTGACACCATCATACGCGCGGAACTGGCTTGCGCTCCGGGCCGGTAGCGGCGGCGAAGCTCGGGATTGGCAAGAGCGCTTTCGTGGTGAGTTTCTGCAGGCGCTGCACGTCGAACCAGCTCAGTTCGCGGAGCTTCTGATCTTTGTCCAAGCCAGGATGGACGAGCGCTTGCACGCAGCCGTACAGGTCGAAAGAGATTGAGGTCACAATTCCGATCTGGCCCGTCACCTTATCCTTAACCTTCAACCCGAGCAAATCCAGTCCCTTCAGCTGCTTC